GAAGCAGCTGAAAGAACTGCTACTTTATACAAAGCATCAGGGTCATCAGAAACATAAGCAACAATATCAGAAGCAACAGTTCCACCGGGGAAATATTGTTGCTGAAGAAATTGCTTAGTATTTGAGTTTGTGAATCCACAACCCAAGAAAACACCAACTGCATCTGTAGCGGAAGTAGTACCTGTGGCTGCTCTGCTCAAAGTTCCACCAGTGTTCAGCCTGACTACATCACCATAAAAAATGGATGTAGCTGAAGCTGAAGTGATAGGGATGAGACGAGTTGAACCAGCAAATACCTGTCCACCAATCAGATTTATGGGTTGAAACCCATAGGGACCTGCAACGGTAGGGAATGCCATTTATAACTCCAAATTAAAAAGTTTATGAACCTTTGCCAAAGCTACTTGTGGACTTACGCTCTCTAAAGAGTGGCATCCTTGGGTCACTTTGACTCATTAGGTTATTATCTACAGCTTCCGCTTGAGCTTGTGTTTGCTTATTGTAATATGCATTACGTTGGTCAACCATCTCTGTCGGAGTCTTGCAAAGCAATAACCCACCAACCTCAATATTGTCTTTAAAACGACTATTAGGGTCGATTAGCAGTTGAAACTGCGGTTGCTCTTCAATCTTTACTGGCTCCCAACCTTCTCTCAGTTTTGCTGAGATGTTGCGTGGGTCAGCTGTATTCAAGGTTGCAACTCTAATCCATCTGTACGAGTAGCCCGGCATCTTGACAGGTTCTGGCAAGAGTTCTGGAGGAGACCACTGCTTAGGCTTCTCTTCCATTGTACGGGTTGCAAGTTCTCTATCTTGTCTGTTGGTTGTCATTTTAGGACTCCATTTTAATTAATGCCTGAGCGTACTGTTCAGGGGTTATATTAAGCTTCTTAGCAATGCTCATCTGCGATTGTGTAAGCCTTATCTTCTTAGAAGATGTGCTACGGGAAGCAGATGCTACAACGTTGCTAGGTCTTGTAGAGCTTTTGCTCTTTTCTTCTATGTCGGTCTCAAAGTTTTCTGGGAACCGTTTACGCATCGTGTCATCAATGCGTTTGTAGTACTCTTTGGATGATACTCTAACACCTTCTTTCTTAAGCTTTTCATGTAAGCCTAATGCCAGCGATGTCATTTCTTCATCTTCTCCAAACCATGTATTATCCTCTTTCCAACTTACTGCGGTTGGGTCGGATTGTATGGTCGGTTGTTGTATTTGTACAGGAGAATCATCAGCTTGTAAAGGAGCTACTTTAAAGTTCTTGACTTTATCACTTCTTATAGAGATTTCTGTAAGAGATTCTTGCGCTTCGAGCATTTTATCTGTGTCACCAGACTCATGCGCTTCCTTATATGCCTGTTTCGCTTTGTCCATTTCCATGTCAACATTGCGACTTACAGACTTTAATACGCTGTTTTCACTGTCATTTAAGCTAATTTTAAGGCGTTTATTCTCCTCAATTAGCCTCTGAGCCAGCGTTATAGCCTCTCCTTGCTCGCGTTTAGCTTGCTCTTTATCCCTTCTTTCGTCCTGAGCGAGCTTCTTCATCTGCAAAATCTTCTTCTTGACCTTGGCAGAGTAGTCAGTTAGCTCATCTTGATACAGTTCTTCCTTGAGATTGTCAGGTAAAGGGTCAATATTCCTGTCTCTTTCAGGTGTATCGTCCTCTATTTCAATATCTACCTCTTCTCCATCGAGTACAACCTCAACTTTTACGTCATCTACCTCGTCTGGAAACTTATATTCGTTCTTTTCTATCATGTTTAAACTCCTTTGTTACCGAAATAACACTCGGTATGACGATTGGATTTACTTTTATTCCACATTGATGGAACTACTTGTAAATTTGTGTAAACGCTTGTGCCACCCCTTGAAACTGGAATAATGTGGTCAATGTCCCACTTAGTCCCAAGTAATGTTTCGCGTAGTTTGCATAATAACCGTGCTTCTTTTAAAACAAAAATATCTAATTCAGATAAGTTCTTGCATCCACTACGTTTTTTGACTCCATAAATAAACCTTGCTTGCTTTCTAGCTTCAGAAATAGGAAATAAAGCACGTTTAAGTTCAGCTTTAGCTCTGCCACCAGACAAAATAAAGTTATCATCTTCCTTGCGTTTTTGTAACTTACCTTTAGGAGATGCATAATATTTTCTCTTAGTGGCTTTTGCTTTTTCAGGATTAGCTTTACGCCATGCCTTCATTCGTGGAGCATGTTCTGCCTTTTGCTCTGGCGTTTCAGATGCCCTACGTTTTGCATTATAAAGCTTGATATGTTCACGATTGGCTTTTCTCCAAGCTTGAGCATATATAGCTTTTGCTGATTTCTGCTCGATGGTCATTTGCGTTTGATGCCTCTCGGGTCCAAAACTATGCCTTCAACTGAGTCATCATTTATCATGCGGAACTCTTTACCATGTATAACAAGGCGAGAACCTGCATTTGGTCTGACTAATATGAAGTCTCCTACCTTGCACCAAGCTCCAGAGGGGAAGCGAGTGGCATCTGTGTAGCAGTCTTGACCAAGACTTACCACAAATAGTACGGTAGTGAGAAGCTCTTCGTAGTGAATCGTGCTATCAGCCTTGATAATACCGCTATCAAACTCCTTCTCCTGCTCTGGAATGGCACAAAGGATATGATACCCACTAGGTTTGGGTAGCTGACTTGCTTTTGCTTCAAGTGTTTTGCTTATGGAGCCAATTATTACGGGGTTGTCTGGATTTGTAGCCAGTAGTATGTCAGTCGTCATCAGATTCCTCTATATGTTTTTGTAGGTCTAGTATGTTTAAACGAGCAGTAAGAAGACCTTTAATCTCACCGACCATTGCCTTGTACTCAACATAGTCTTTGGCAGCACCGCTGCCTAGACTGTCTTGAATTTGCGACACTTTATCTTCCAGCTTTTCCACTAGAAGTTTTAGAACCTTATCACTCATTATTTTTTACCTTGTAGTCTAGCGTTTTCCTTTGCAACCTCTACACCTAACTTTAATTTCTCACTTGCGGCTTTAGCTCTATCTGTTATGGCATGTTCCTCAGCCCTAGCTTGTAGCTTAGTCTGCTCCATATTCTCTTTAGCAGCTAATGCCTTGTCCTCGGATGCAGTTTTAGCTTGTAACTGAGCAATCTTGAACTGATTATCAGCTTGGTCCTTAGCAGACTTGCGTTGAACATCAGCTTCCTTAATCCTCTGGTCAGCTTGTTGCATTTGAACCACTGGGTCTTTCTGTTGTTCAGCAGCCTGTGCTTGTGCAGCCTCTCCTTTATGTATTTGAAGCAGTTGTTGGCTTGCCATAGCTACTAGACGAGACAACTGTATCTCCACTTCCTCTGGTAGAGGCTTATCAGGAGCAGGTAATTGAACACCCATTTGCTTTTCTATCTGGCTTCTGTACTGGAATCCTAAATGTTCAGCCATATGCGCTTGTAATGCCGCCATGATTTGATTTGCTTGAGGATTCTGTCCAATAGTTTTTAATACTACTGGGTCAGTCATAAATGCCTGATGTGCTGCAATGTGAGCATCGTGGTCCTGATAGATAAATGCTTTCATAGGCTTACCAGTGACTGAATTCATGTTCTCAGAGATTGGGTCTAGAGGCTTCTCATCATCTTCCAGCTTAACTAGCTTGTCTGCATTCTTTATGCCAAGTACATCCAGCATTTGTCTATGCAAATACTTCATGTCATAGATTTGAGGAGATGTTTGAGCTAGTTGTATTACAGCTTGGTATTGAACAACCTTCTGAGATAGCGTAGCGGCATTGGGGTCTGATACAGGGATGACATCCACCATATCATAATCTGACTTCTTAGCTTGTCTATCACCTAGTTCAGGTTCATATGAGTATTCTTCTGGGGTGTAATCTGCAATTATCTTCTTTAACAGGCGAAGCTCTTGCTTCAATGAGTAATGTATACGAGCCTGTACAGCACTCATAACCTTCATTGTCCGCTCAAGGATAGCCAGAGTCGTACCGACAGGAGAGTTAGCAGACATGTCAGATATTTGTATATCTGCTGCTCCCGCGAACCTCCTACCTTCTTCTACAATGGTTCCAAGCAAGGACTGCAAGACTTGACTTGGCTCTTTGTAAGGAAGAGTCATGATGTTGTCTTTGATAGTACCGCTAGGTACATCTACATCCCTGAACTCAGCTGGTGCTATAGGGGTGTCATCACCTTTGACTCTTAAGCCTCTGGTCTTGAAACCACCGGGTAGATTAGATAGGGTTCCTGCATCTACCAGTTGTCGAATAAGACTAGTACTAGACTTAGCAAAAGCACCGACAAGATGAATAAGCCCGAAGCAGTAGAAGCCAAAGCCCGGAACGTATCCATAGTGAACGAAATGTTGACGCTTTTGATGCGTCTTATCATCTTCATTCCAATTCCTGCGAATTGAGAGAACTTTGTTAGAACCTTTTTCAATGGTGACAACATACGGTAAAGCAATGCCAGTAGGACCATCTTTATCTTCATGCTCATATCCCTCCAAATCTAAATTAACATGCATCTCCAATAACTTATACCTGTCATCAGATGTAGCACGGAATCCCTGCTTCTCAGCAATCTTCTTCTCCACCTCATCCATCGTGTTGTTTGGTTCACCCAAATCAACATCCAGATAGAATCCGGCAACCTGAAGCTTCCTAACCTCATTCTCTGTCTTACGCATTACATGGGTAACACGTTCAGCAGTCTCAAGA